GTTTTGTCTTTGATACAGACATCTCTAGTTATACCACAAGTAACATGAAGAACATTTATGAAACTACTTGGTTTAACCTTGTACTTCATGGATTAAGAACTAGTTTCAACCGTGTAATTCAATCAAGTACTTCAATTGATTTTGCTTTTACTGACCGTTATAAAGAACTGCTGTTAAAGAAAACCGCAAACAAGTTGGCATACCCTTATGCCTTCATTGTAGTAAACGATATTGATACTGTAAAGGATCAGATCAATACCAGTTCAATGTCTCGCAGAGGCTTAGGAGTAGCAAAAGCACACGGGGACGCAGTGCCAGTTACTTATGTGTTCCCGTTCAAAATGAATTTTACCCTTAACGTCCTCGACTCAGATGTGAATAGTTTGTTCTCAATCGTTCAATCAATATTCTTATCTGATGCTTGCAGAGGATTTAATTTCGGGATAAAAGCCTTTGAATCTTTTTCAAAGATAAAAGTAGCAAAAACTGGTGGCATTAGTTTTAACGACGCTACCATCAGTACAGATCAAGAGAATGATTTTGGAACCGGTCATATTACCTGCAGCTTTGAAGTGCAGGGATGGATGGGTTTTTCCACACTTCATCCTACTGTTAAAACACTTAACGTGAAGGTACATACACTGGATACTCACGTTGAGGAAGATCAGATTGACCAAGCACTTAGTGATGCAACACTCAACTATACGTACCAGCTAAGTGTAACGGAGGACGCCGATGGCACAGTCCATACAAACAAACTTTTCATTCCGGTTGGCAGATAAGAATAAAGTAAATCTTGTTGCAGACAAACAAGTCGGGTCAGCTCTATCCGGTAAAAACTTTTATTCAACAACCTATATAGTAGATGAAGTAGGAACATACCTCGGTGTCTTACCAGAATTTCTAGCTGTTCATTGTAAGACTCCGATACTCATTTGTTTCCAACGAGTAGATATGGTTGTACCTAATGAAGTATACTGTTCCAATCTTTTTATAAATCATGGAGACTTTGGAAAGGTTTGGCTTAAGGTTCCACCAGGTGTTTCCGAGTCGATTGTTACTGTTTGGTATAGCACCGATGCACTAATAGTTGCTGAAGATGAAACGGTAGCCGCTTACAAAGCAGGTGTGTCCAAGCCGGATTCAATTAGATTGAGAAACCTTGATGGAGCACAAATAGGTTTGCCCATTCTTAAAGATAAGATTTTTGTAAATCTGAATAAAGTAGATGGTGAAATTACTGTATATACCCATGACGGTGTACGAAAAAGTTTGTTGGTAACAAAGTCAGTCGTACCAAAAGTGATCTGATAAATTACTGTAAAGGAGAAAACGCAATGGCACTTGTTCGTATTAAAAATACTGGCCATGCTTCACAGCGCATCCAGTATCTAAACGACTTGGGTATTCAGGATTGTTCAACGCTTTTTGGTAGGACTGCAATGAATATTGAAAAAGACAAGCTGATTACTAAAGAAGAAGACTTTGAAAGAATGCACTTGACCTGTACAGTTGTTGGTGAAGAAGTCACTACTGTTGTCACTTCAGTTGTTGCAGAAGAAGTAGCAGAAACTGAAGATCCAGAGACTGTTGAGGAGTATCTTCCACGGGAATACGCAGTTGAAGAAGAAGAAGCAACAGGAACGGAAGACGAGACTCTTGAGTTGCCCGTGGAGGAAACTCCGGAAAAAGTGGCTACTGCAGAGCCTGTGATTACTGGTGGATTCATCCCACCTGCAAAACAATTCAATTCACGAAATAATCAGCAGTCCAATAAAAATAAACAGCACTAAATCAAAGGAAAGGAGAACACAACATGGGAACATTAGTAAACACCTCTGCTGGCGTTTATGTATCAGTTGAGGACAGATCGCAGAATCTCACTTCAAAACAAAAAGTAAGTATTGGAGCAATCGTACTCTTTGCTTCACAAGGTCCTGTTGACCAGTTGGTTAAGATTACTAAAGGCTCTGATGAATTTATCTCTGTTTTTGGAAATCCGGATCCACTTCTTGGTTATGGTTCATACTGTGCAATCACAGCTCTTCGCTGGATGCCTGAACTGTATGTAACCCGAGTACATAACGATGCACGTTATGGTGGGTTGAAATGCACGCTGAAAACTGGAGATACCAAACTGTCACTCGTTCAGTTTGATACACCAAAATCTGTAGATCCTTACGATCCAAATAAGTTTTACCTTGATACAACGTCATACTTCGATGACGTAGCAGATTTCTTTTATGTCTACGGGGCAACACCAAGTACAATCAATGCCGACATTCGTGTGTCCATCGCCAACTTCAAAGACGCTTCTGATTCAGCTCGTCCTAATACCTTCCAGATTCTTGTTTGGTCGAAAGGCAACTCACGAGTACCTCTGGAAAGCTGGACAGTAAGTCGTGAGCACCAGGTAGACGGTTACGGTCGTCAGCTTTACATGGATAATGTTATCAATGGTCGTTCAAAGTATATCCGTGTTCTTAACAACGCACTTAACAAAGACACTTTGACTGCAACTCTTTTGCCTACCGCTACTTCACTTCAGTATCTTGCTACTCGCGGTACTGCACAAGTAGGAACACCACAGGTTGGTACTCCTCAAGTAGGAACAGCACAAGTAGGTACTGCAGCAGTAGGAACTTTTGGACAACCAGGTTACGTTGCTGCTTCTGCAGATTACGCACCAGCTAGCCCTAATTATGTTCCTGCTTCGGCTGATTATACACCAGCATCTTCTAATTATGCCCCAGCTTCTTCGGATTATATTCCACCATCTACACTGGCTTTCCTTTCTGCGGGCCATAACGGCAATACAAAAGCATACGGTTCTACTGATGCAATCGAAACTACTATGCTGCCTTTGATCTACAATGGCGATCAAGATCCATTCCCTTCACACATCTCAGATCCTCCAATCCCTTACAAAAACTCGGGTTGGAAACTGTATGCTGACCGTGAAGAAGTAGCCTACGACCTGATGATTAACGGTGGTGTTGTTATTCCTTCAGTGCAAGCGCGCATGGTAGAAATCGCTGAGAAGCGTGGAGACGTTTTTGTTATTCTGGACGTTCCTTACGATGCTCAAGGCAATCGCTATGACCCGTCTACAAAAGCAATTTCTTTCCGTTATGATCCACTTGGTACTTCTACAATTGGTGATACTTCAAAAGGTATTGATTCCGCTGATGCCGCACTGTATACTCCTTGGGTAGAAATCCTCGACAAGTATACTGGCCGTAATATGGTTGTTCCCATCTCCGGTCACATTGCTGCGATCTACTGCAAGACAGATATCGACTATGCTACTTGGTTTGCTCCTGCAGGTTTGAAGCGTGGTATCCTCGAAGATATCGACTCCAACTTTGCTCAGGCAACAATGGTTTATCATCAGCAAGATCGTGATGACCTGCATGATGCACAGGTAAACTGTACTCGGGTTGTTCAAGGTATTGGTACTGCAATTTGGGATGCCACTACTCTGCAGAAGAAAGACTCTGCACTGTCAAACGTTTCAGTAGTACGTTTGCTCAAGTATTGCACAAGAAACGTAAATCAGCAGCTGCTCTATAACGTCTTTGATCCAAACGATCCTTTCCTCAGAGCAGAAATTAAGCATCGTCTGGATGCAATCCTTGAACCGATCAAGCTTAATCGCGGTCTTACTTCTTATCTGGTAGTATGTGCAGGTCCTGAAGAAGACAACTCAAACAATACCTACCAAGATATTGCAGATGGTAATATCAACGTAGACGTATACCTTGAGCCAGTTATTCCAGCCAAGAAGATTTTTGTAAAACTGATTGTAAATAAAGCAGGCGCCGTTCTTGGTGCTGTTCAGACAATTTAATAAAAACTCTATAGAAAGGAGAAAATTCTAATGGCGAACGTTCCAAGAACAAACCTATCAGAAGTATTGGCGATTCCAGATCCATTGTATTCTGACAACTTTGAACTTTATTTTCCAGTGCTCCCTACAGATAATGGTAGATCCGTAGGAGTGGGTCCTGCCGTTACAGGTTTGAGGGTGCAATGTAAGACAGCAACTATTCCTGGCATAATGAATGAGGCTCAGGATATCACTATTCACGGATTCAAGATTGGTACAGCAGGTCGTACTGTGTTCTCCAACACAATGTCTGTTACTTATATGGAATCAAACACACTGATTATCCAACGCACTCTTCGCAACTGGGTAAACATGGTACGTGACTTCCGAGATCAGATTTCAATCGGTAAACAACAGTACGCAAAAGCCGGTGAGTTGATTGTTTATAACGAACTCGGACGTAAGATTACCAGCTATGCACTTGTAAACTGTTTCTGTTCTGAAGTACAGGATATTAGCATGGACGGTAACAGTGCTAACATCATTGAAGTCAACGCAACTTTCCGTTATGACTTTGCAGATGAAAGCTCAAGTTCAACAGGAAAATCTATCATTTAATATTTGCTGAGAGGGTAACCGGGCATTGTCTGTCCGGTTACCTTTCTCAACTGAGAGTCTGCCATGGCAAAATCGCAAAGAACATCTCTTGACCGTTTGCTCAGCTCCGACTTTCAAGACCCGTTTATGAGCAATCAGTATGTTATTACTGCTGCTTCCATAGGAAAAAGTGATTCAGATGAAAAATGGAGGTCTTGGTTCACTACGGAATTCTTTAGAGAGAAGACTGAAGCAATTGATCTTCCTTTTAAAACGATAGCTGCAGATACTAGACACTGGCAAGCATCCCAAAAGTATTATGCAGGATACACTCAATTTAGTTCTTTCAACGCTACTTTCTTTGAGAACAAACGTTGTGATACAATGAAAGCTTTTGTAAACTGGCAAAAACTTGTAGTATCTGATGATGGTGTATACCGACCTTCAAACGAGTATCAAGCTACACTTACTTTATGTTTACTTAATTACCAAGATGATATAGTACAAACAGTAGTGTTAGGCGGTGTTTTCCCAACGCAGATTACAAACATTCAACTTACAGGTTCAGAAGTAACAAGGATTCAGGTACAAGTATCCTTCTCCGTTAATACGGTTAAATGGAATGTGTAGCTAGGTCTGTCAACAGCCCTAGAATCAAAATCAAAAACTGTAAATATAATGTGAGGGAAATTATAGTGAGTGTGAAAGGAGTATAGCGTGAGTAAGAAAACAATAGCTACACCCGTAGCAGGGTTAAGACCGAAACCTCGTGTTTCTGGATTCGTACCTGTTCCGCCCGGATCAGAGGAATCTACGCACCAACATCCGCATCAGCAACAGCAACATCCCCTCCCTGGTAGTACTTTAGCGCAATCCCCTGCGACTAATGTTAATCCCCTACAGCAGAAACAACAAGATCAAGAATCCACTATAGCGTTTGTAAATGATGGTCGGTATGTACTATTATCTGACCTTCCGACCAAATACAAATTCTATGATTTCTCTGAGTTGTGGATTCGCCCGTTTACGCCTAACGAAGCGCGGCTTCTACACATGGCGAAGGTATCGGGAAATCTTACCTACATAGTTTCTGCAGTAGCTGCCTGTATAAGCAAGAAGATTTCTTCGTTAGTGATTGAAGATTTTGAATTCTGTTTATATTGGTTGAGGTTAAATAGCTACCCGGCCAAACCTTTCACAGTAAATTGGACATGCAATCAAGTGATAGGTGACGAGGATGAAACTACCACTGAAGAATCAGAAGAGACTGTAACACAATATTGCCCAGCAAAGAATGCAACGATGGTAAACTCAAGCAATCTTGTTGTAGTACCTCTTGAAGATGACTTTATTCTTCCACATGGTGTAGCTCTCCCCACTATGAATGTCTTTGAAGAACTTTGGGAAATTCGTAGTCAGCTTGAGACCTTGGATGAAGAAGACGATGACTTTGAGAAGCAGCGCGAAGATTTGATGGGTGACATCTATCTGATGAACATAGCACAATGGATTGACCAAGGCACTTCCTTGCAAGACAAATTGAATATACTTAAAAACTCTCCAAACCTCGAGTATCAATCTGATCTCGAAATCTCAATCGCAAAGATTCCCAACTTCGGTGTCTCTGAGGATCTGGAAGTCACATGCGAGGTTTGCGGAGGTACTACTAGAAGGCGGTTGTCATTAGACTACCTCACCTTCTTTCCCTAGTTTGACCATTCAACAGTTGATGGACATTCAATGGAATTTATCTACAATTCCACACCAGGGCGGTATACCTCCAGACGATAACATGAGTTTGATGAAGCTCTTGTACTGGCATAGCAAGTACCGAGAAGACTTAAATAAAAATCGTAATAGATGAAGGTGAAGGTGCGCGCCCATGGCTAGTTTACTATCTAACATAATGAAGGACGTTAAACACCACACTGTAGATGCGGCAGTAGGTGGAGTAAAGAATAAAATTGCGGCTGCGGGAGCTACGGTTAAAGCCTTAGCTCCCAATTCGTATAAGGATTCAGGTCTGTCCAGATTTGTATCTACGTATAGTGCCGACTCCAAGTATAATAAAAGAATGGAGAGGATGCGAGACCAGCAACAGCGCAGAGACTCACTTGCTACAAGGGAAACCGCTACACTCCAAACGTCTACTCTATCTGATGGTTTTGATAGAATGGTCAAACTTCAAAAAGGTTCATTAGTAGCCTTGGAGAAGATCCGTAAAGCTGTTGTAATGAATGATGGCGGTGGTCTGTTAGGCGGACTTGGTTCAAAGTTTCTTACAAAGATGGGTTTCAAAGGTGCCGGTAAAATAGCTGGTGGTGCTGTTGCAGGTACCGCCGCTGCTGGATTAGCTGGTGCTGCAGCAACCGGAGCAGCTGCTTCTGCTGCTACAAAAGGTCCAGGTTTCCTTGCTCGTATGTTTGGTGCTGGTGCTCAAGGCGCGGAAGTTCCTGCAAAGCTGTTATCTAAAGCAGAGAGAAAAGCCGCAATCAAAGCTGCTGAAAAGGCAGCAATGGTTGGACCTCTGCCAAAGGTTGCAACTGGACTAGGTGGGTTAGCCAAGGCAGGAACAGGATTTTCTACGTTCAGTAAAGCTGCATCTACTGCGGCCATACCTGTTGCTGAGGTAGCTGGAAAGTCAGGTGGACTAGTAGGAAAATTGATGGGCAAAGGTGCATTAAAAACAGTAGGTAAATCACTGTTGAAGAAATTGCCTATCATTGGTGCTATTGCGGGTCTTGGTTTTGGACTTCATAGATTGATGAAGGGAGACTACACTGGTGCAGCACTTGAGTTGGCATCCGGTGGAGCATCTTTAATTCCAGGTATTGGTACTGCAGCATCTGTAGGTATTGATGCTGCAATCATTGCCCGGGATGTAATTAAAACTCCTGAAGGAGAAGAAATTCCTAAGGGTGAAGTAGCGCCCACTGAGCAGAGTACTAAAAAGTCCACGTCTGCATTTGGACCTAAAGAAGCCTTTGCTGGTGATACTAATGCAACAAAAGATCCCAATTGGTATAAGAAACAACAAGAACAAGATCAACATGACGGTTCTGATTCTATAGAAGTAACCGTAGATTGGCAAAAGAAACAATACGAGTTGAACCTTAAACAGAAAAAAATTACAGATCTTCAAGGCAAGAACATTGGAGAAATGAATAAAAATATTGACCAACGTTTGCCTGAGAAAAGTTGGTGGGGCAAATTTAAAGATTGGGCTTCTGGTGGATCTACACCTGCTAATCCAGGTGGGGCCAAACCTAGTGAGACTACTGCTACCGACCCTGCAGCTCCAGCTCCAGCTAAAAGTACTCCATCTCCAGGTTCGCCCGCACCTGCAGTAACGCGCACTCCTGGAGGAGCCATAGATTTAGACTCTGATAAATTTACATCTGATGGTAGGGCAAAAGTAAAACGTGCAGTACCTTATGGAGTCAAACTAGCTCCAGGGGTGGATTTATCCGGATTACAACAAGAAACTTATGACGGTCTTGTAGAAACCGGTAGGAAGTTTAAGGATGACCCAAGAAATAAAGGAAAAGACTTACAAGTAAACTCTGCTTACCGTTCACAGGGCAAGCAAGACCGTTTACGTTCTGAACATTTAGAAAAATTACGAAAAGAACAAGTTGCATCCGGTCAGATTAAAGAAGGTGACGCTCCCATTGATGACCATACCGTTGCTAAGGTTAGCGATCATACTGGTGGTGCCGCTCTAGACTTTGACCGAGCTCAAACTATCGCGGCTGCAAAGCAGGGAAACTTATCTGATACGTTCGGTCAGATAGAGGGTAAAATTAAAGAAAAAGAACGTCACCATGTCTTTACTAAATCCGTTGCTAGACAGGGAAAAGGTAAGGGTTGGGGTGTTCAGGAAAATGATACACGTAAAGTAAGTTACACTGAAGACGTTGCTGCAGACAAAGCTCGCTGGGCAGAAGCTGCAGAGAATACCACAGGTGAACCTAGTCATAAACTTTCATATAGAAAAGCCAATGAAGGATATATTGGTCAGGGTGAAAGCAACTCCGACTACGTAAAAATTAAAAAAGATGTGGGTACAAGTAGGTCAGAAGAAAATACCGGTAAAACTAAAGAATTTGAACGTGCGCCTTCTTGGAATAACGCAGAGCAAGAACGCAACACTACCGATAGTACTTTTCGTACTGCAGATTCCTGGAACAAAGGAGAATTTGTTGCAGGCAAAGATATAAATCCTTATGATGGTTCCGGTATAAAAGGTTCCGGTGGTATGAGTGGTATGATTGCGTCTATGTTAGGAAAATCTGCCATTAGTGCAACACCTGCAATGACCCAACTTGGAAACCCACTATCTGCAATTGCCGGTGAAACATCTGACCAAATACTTCAGAAAGCAATGGCTCAAGATACTGGTGGTGCTCGTCCAGGCGAAACACGAGAACAATACCAAAAACGAATTAAAACTTCTTATGCTGCTTCAAGAGAAGAATATGTTAAAGGCATAGAATCTGGAACGCGGGCTCCAAGTGCTACGCCTGGATTGACCGCAGATCAACTAACGATAGATCCGGTTGCTTCAGTTGACGCAAGTACCAAGATGCGAGAGCAGCGTAGAATTGAAGAAGAACAAGAAGACGCTGCATACGATGCTGAAACCGCACGCCGTGCTACTGAACAGGCAACACAAGTAGTAGCTGAACCAGTTAAAAAGAAATCTTCTTCATTCTGGGGAGGCATAAAAAGTGGTGCATCCGACATGCTCGGTGGACTTCACGACTTTGCAAAGGGCACTGTAAAAGGTGCATGGCAAAGTACGAAGGACATTGCTACTGATGCCCAATATGCGTACCAAACTGCAGCACCTCAAGCGCTTGGTGGTAAGAGCGAACAAGAATTAGAAGCTTCACGTCTTGCAATTAACACGGATCGGGCTAAACGAAATGCTGAAGCAGATCCAGCAATGACAGGTCGCAGATATGCTTCTGAGGATCTTGCTTATAGAAGAGTGGAAAATACCGAACAGGTAGCTAGAACATCCTTGGCTCCTATTGAACAAGATCTTGCACGAGCTAATAAAGATAAAACTGAGAATAAAGCTGCACAGTCAATGGGTGCTGCACCTATTGCTCAACCAAGGTTATCCACAGATTCATTATTCTTGGTAGAAGATGCAGGTCTAAACTTAGTTATTTTGGGAGTAATCTAATGGCTGATACTATAAAAAGATATTCCTCAAGAGATTTAAAATCTACCACTGGATTAGACTCCTCTGGTGGTGCTAGCCCCAATTATAGAGTGTGGATGTGGAAGGGTAATGTTTCAGATAGTGTGAGTACCGTAATGCCTGAAAACTGGAGCACCAGCCTTGACATTGGTTGGCAACCTCAATTTGCAAACCTTTTGAAAGAAGCATTAGCAGCGGCTGTTGGTGGCGCTAAAGCAGAGTTTGCAACCAATGCTGCAAATGCAATGGGATTCCAAATACAGAATAAAGCATTGTCCTCTAACATCTGGCAAGGTACTTCATACTTAACAATCTCCATACCTTTTATTTTTAAAGTAGAATCAGATGTTAATACTGAGTTGCTTGAACCTATACAACGGTTGATGAGGTGGGCACTTCCTACCACCACGGATATAATGGGAATGGATGTTGCACTTGCAGCACCATATCGACCGTTTACAAAATTGTCTGCGGATACTTCCAAAAAGCAAACAAGCACTTCTTCTACCCTAGTAGAAGGCAATGCAGGTAGTCCAGTTACTGTTCAGTTTGGAAATTTCTTTACTTTACCCTCTTGCATTATTACTTCAATAAACCAGACGTACGACTCGATGTTTGATAAAGACGGAAAACCAGTGAGTGCAAAACTAGATGTTCAAGTAATGTCTACTACACTCATCACTGCGGAAGACATTGACTCCATGTTTTTACGGTCCAGCAAGTAACAACAACAATACTCAGACGTGGAGAAACCAATGTCAGATACCTTATACAATAGAAATTCTTTTATTACTTCTGATGCAAACGGTAATGATCCATTAACCGATAAGTTGATTGGTAAAATACAAGGCATATCCTACACTCGAACCTTCGTTGTGCAAAAGATGGATGAGTTTAGACCTGATAAAATTGCTGCTAAGATCTTTGGTGACTCTGAACTGTATTGGTTGATACTTGAATATAATAAGCTCTCATCTTTTGCAGAGATTGTTCCTGGTTTAGAATTAAAGATTCCTTCGTTCAATGAACTTAACAACTTGTTACTTACAGCTAACACTCAAGTAACAAATAAAACTCTGTATATAAAGTGAGATCACAATGTCAGAGATATCCTTAGATGGGCAAATCTTTATTGATCTTAAAATAGACGGTAAAGATATTCCTGTAGGTTTACCAAATTTTTTGACTGAACTTGCTATCATTGAAAACGTTGCTGGTGTACCAGTACTATCAATGACAATAAACGATAGTGAAGGTTATATCTCTGAGAACATACCATTCACCGATAGCAATAAGTTTTCAATTATCATCGCTTCTGACAAGTCTGAACTTAAGGAAAATAAAAGTCTTGATTTCCGATTATTCAACTGGTCAGCAGTACAATATCAAAAAGGTTTTACCTATAAAATAAATGCAATGTTTGATAATCATTCTTACATCACTGAAGTGATTTCCAAAGCATACTCAGGATCATCTGATTATGTTATTTCTGAAATTGCTAAAGCCTGTAAGTTGGATTACGTTGGTACGGACTCTTGTGTAGACAGTCAAAACTGGTTGAATTTTTCTGATACCTTGTCTACATTTGCAAAAAAGATTGCTCAGCATTCCTTTATTCAGAACGGTTGCATGGCTCTTTGTTTATGTGCCAATGGTGACTTGATTTACAAGGATATGATTAAAGCAATAAACGGAGAACCAGACGGATACTTTGACAACTCAAATACCGAACAAAAAGCTGGCGTACATACCTTACAAGAATATGCACCATCTAGTTCTGCAGGATTTATGAATGCTTGGCTCAACTATGGTTATGTTACTGTTGAAGACCTGTTGTCCGGAATGAACACTTCCTACGATGCAGTAACACTGACCTCTACATCTGGTGGAGCTGCTGCAATAAACGAAGACATCTCCAATAGTATAAAATCAGTACGAAAAGATTATGTGATACAGGATTGTGGAAATACTCATCCTAAGTATTGGAAAACCTTTCACAACAATATCCGAATACTGAGTTTGTTCAGTCAGAAGATGATTATACTTGTAGATAGGGTTACCAACCTGGTTCCACTTGATGTGGTGGATCTCAATATAATTAATATCTCTTCTAACAAACCCACTTTGTTTTCTGGGAAATATCTTATCGGTGCAAAAAAGACTTTGGTAAAAGGAACAAAGTACGCAGAGATATTTGAACTGTATAGAAACACCATGCCTAAGCGTGGAGAAGCACCACTCAGTAACTCTGGACCTCCAGGTGGTGTGCAGAACATTACTACCGAAAAGAATCCTCCAAGAAAAACCCAGAAAGTAACAATGATAACTACAGGGCCTGTTGAGGTCGCCACAACAGCTAATGCTAATACTGTCATTCCAAAATAAAGGAGAAATCTTGTGAGCAATCAAATTACCATCCGTAAAGGAACTGAAGAACAAAGACTTCAAACTATTTTTGCAAACGGTGAGCCTGTTCTTTGTACGGATTCACTGCAAGTTTACATTGGCGATGGTGTAACCAGAGGAGGTCGTCCTATCAGAACAGTTGATATGCCTTACCTTCGATCTGCCTATAGCTATCGCTTCAATGAAGAAATAAACGTTGCCACGGTATTTGGTGCTCTAGACAAGATCTACAATTTTATGAACAACTTGTCCAATAACGTTTACTACGGTGACTTAAACTTAGGAACATTGCCTACCAACCCTATGGAGCTTGCTGCAGTAATGTCTGCTCTTGATATGGTTCAGACCGGACCTCAAGGAAACAAGGATCTTCCTTACGTTTCCAATTATACTTACAGAACAATTATCTATCCTCAGTACTTCGGACTCTTGGCTACCATTCAAGATCCTATGCTCAACTATCTGGACATCTCAAGTACATACAATGCTGTTCCAGAAAAACTTAATTACAATGGCACTGCGTTCTATGTGTATATAACAAAAGATCCATTGCTCAATCAAAACCCAAAAAATATCCGTTACAGTTTTGCTTACGGTGCGACCAATGTACTTAACGGTGAAGCAGCACCTGCTCCGTTAGATCCTACCATCAAGGTTATTCATCAAGAAAACCATGATTTCCCTGTTGGTGCTTGGTTGGTTCGTGCTCAAGGATTGTATATACTGGCAGACGCGTCTTCTGAGTTTACCTCAGATGTTATAGGTGTAGTGACTCGTATTGTTTCACCAGACGATTTCATTATGACGATTACTGGTTACATTACTGGACTGTCAGGTCTGATAGATGGTTACACCTACTTCTTATCTGCTACAGCTCCAGGAACATTATCTACTACACCACCTACTGCACCGGGTTCAATTGATAAACCAATATTTGTTGCAGACAGTTCAACAACTGGATTCTTGATTAACCAACGTGGTGTAATGAACTAGTCAAGGACGGCCACCCAATGAGTCTGATAAATTCCACAAGAGATATTACTAGAATCGGTTTGAAAGAGGGCGTGAGGTATCGCGCCCTCGTAACTGAAAACTGGGATGTAGACGCTAAAGGCGATCAAAGATTCCTTGGACGAATTAAATTCAATATTCCCAAATTTTTTGAATTTGATCTGAAGTTTTCTCCTTGGGCAATACCTCAATCAAACGGAGCAGATGGTGCTAGCCCCAAATCCGGTCACTTGAATGTTCCACGTATTGGTTCGTATGTAGATATTATGTTCATGGGTGGTTCTGTATATCATCCAGTATACTTGCCTTGCACAATCTTTGAAACTGTAGTTTTAGAAGAAGCAAAGATAAATTATCCAAACAGAAAAATTCATAGACTAGAAAATGGGTTTATGATTATCGTGGATGAGAAAGCAAACTCTGTTGAGATTTACGATCCAGGTGATTTTCAATTGAAAACCATGGGTGTATGTAATTTAGTAATAGAAGGAAACGTAAATATAAATAGCAAAACGGGAAACATTACTTGTACTACAGAAAAAGGTAATGTGAATGTAAAGTCCGCAGGATTGGTAGACATACAAGTAGACGGTGCAACCAACCTTTTCTCTAAGGGAACTGTTTCCGTTACTACGGATGGCGTGGTAAACCTCAAAGGTACAAAGGGTGGTAAACTTGCAGGTGTAGTAACAGGCAATCACAACTGCATGGTTACTGGTGCACCACACAATGCTTGTTCCTCTACAATTTTTGCAACATAACAAACGAGAGAGGGAACAAAGGAGAAACAAACCATGGCCGCACCTCACACAAGTATAACCCCGCAGCTCCCGTTATCTACACTTAGCGGGCTAAATGCAGAACGACTTTATATGTCGCTTCAAACCACTGCTTTCAGTTCTATCTTAGCTACTGGAGATTTTGTACCATCAGTAGGCCCAGATGGAAAGAATGCCATGTTTACCTTGATTGATTGTTTATGTTATGCAATTGCTACTGAGGTAGTGCGTGAGATAAACAACTATTCAAAACTGCAAGCAATGCCTGGTGGAACTGATATGGGAATTGCAGGTAGCGGAATAATTATGGGTTTTGTAAAATAGTTTAGTGGGGGAACACAATGCCTTGGAAAAAGACAACGCTTGCCCAGTTTTTAAAAGGTGCCACAGCATTAGCTGCAATGGTTGCTGCATGGCTAAATAAAAAGATGGCAGCTATAATGATCCTTAAAGGCATTCTCCAGATGTTTTTGTCAGGCATTATAGATCAAATAAATGCAATTCAATCTTTGATAGCTTCATTAATGGCACAAGGATTTTATGTAATACTACTCAGTGGCTCTAAAGGAAGTTGGGCAAATCGTCTTCGCTTTGCTCCTAATGCACCTCCAGAAGGTACTACCGAGTATTGTACTACCGGCGTTTGTGTAATTGCAACAGCTCCAAGCTTTGATGCCTCAATTCAGGCTTTTATGAGTGCACTAAATGCACTGAAGTCGGGCATTCCTAAACCAGATTTTAGTAAAGCAGTAATCAAACAAAAAACTATGCACGCTCCTCCAGTAGTTCCTAAAAAGGGAATAGAGACAGATGTTTGGAAAAGTCTGACTCTGGCAGATCTTCTTCCAGGTCTAGCTTCATCGGCTGCGGATCTTGCAGATGGGTTAATCGGTTTCATTGCAGATCTTCAACACACTATTGCCCAGATTGCGGCTTTCGCATCTTCCGCATTGGCATTGGCGTCTGCTGCTACCGGATTTGTAGATGAACTAAATAACGCTGGAGCTTTTGCAATCTTCCTTAAACCTGAAGCAATGGGTTTTGTTGATCGCTTGGAGATGGAAGACGACGCTCCTCCAAGGGACGTTACACTATACAGCATAGGATTTTGTGCTTGTTTCTATGCAATAAATAAAAATGTTTGTGATGAGAAGTATAAAAATCTTTGTGATCTTTTTGATGAAGACATAGAGTATCGACCTGAACATTATCCAGGTGCACCAATATCCGGATATCCGGAAACATATTATTGGGAAGGTGCCTCCACTACTACTCCGGTAAATAAAAATACTAAAATAAAATCTTGGGCTACTCCTGGTGCAGGATACTTTAAAGATGAAGTATATGTAACCTTACATTCCAATATTGCTTCAGCAAAAATTTATTATACAGTGAACGGTGCTGACCCGCGCACTACTTCAAGTAGACTTTTGTTTGATCCACTCCATCCAATTCGTATCACTCAAAACAACTCAGTAGTGAAACACTTCGCTCAATACGGTTCCATAATAGAACGTAGAACGAGAGTGGAAAAATATAAAATAGTAATGGCAATTGATCCTGCACTTCCGTATTCACCAAAACTAGGTGTAGTACCAGGTGTAGGCGTTATTCCAGGAACAAACATTGCAGATCCTACTATTCCACCCAACACAAACTGGGGTAAACAAGAAACAGACATTAGCCTTTCTGTTATTGGTGGAGACCCGGATCTTGATGCCCAAATCAAATATGGTAGTTACGTGCCTGTGCACTTGGGCGACCCTGGCAACTTGATTAAAAACTCAGCTAACAACGTAATAGGTGTTGCTGGTGAGTATACACCTCCGGCACGAGTAGAAGTAGTATACGCAGATGATCCAGATGAAGTAGATACAACAGGAATTATTCTGGATCTTAGTCCTGGAACCAGAGTAGTGTCTGAAACAGGTTTAAAAGATGTTAAAACTGGTGCAACAGTAACCACGTTGATACTTGATGCTGGTCTCTCTGCTAAGTTAATACCACCATCTTTCATAGCTCATTACGGTGCACTGCCTTGGGGTTCTGTAAGTAATTTCCCTGATGCGGACGCAAATTGGGTTTGGAATATGGGTGTACCTAAGTCAGGATCTTTCCCAGCCAACTTGACAGTAATCTTCAATGCTGAATGGGAAAACCTTACAGCCGCTCCAGTTGATCTTGTTGTTTATTACATGGCAGATAATACAGCAATGTTTTATTTCAATGATGCACTTGTAGATACAGACTCTGGTTGGTATCCTTCCCAAGGAACTTACGTATCATCTTTTCAGATACCAGATGGGTACAGAACAGTGAATGTTACTGTACCAGCAGGGCAAACTGCTACATTCAGATGGAGTGCAACAAACTGGGGAGGAGCAGCAGGTTTAATCTTCTCTATAAAAGATTCGTCCGGAAACGTGATACTCAACAGTGCAAATCAGGAACACGTTGGAGCATCTCACCCAGATTGGTTCTTGACTAACGTTGTAGAAAAATCTGATTACTCAGTACCACTGTCAGAAGTATCTGTTGCAGTAACGTTAGATGTATACTACGGACGTTATGCCCGAGCAGATGTCTTTTCAATAGTAGGTTCTAAAATAGATAAATTCGGTAGCCAGACGACAGGTGGACTTACAATCTCAGATGATAAAAATGCTCTTGAAGGCATAATTGACTTTCCAGGTGCAACAGAGATTCCACTCGTTCTTGTTAATGGTATGAAGGTCAACTTGATGTTGGTAGTACACGGTGTAGAGCTTTCATCTACACTCACAGAGTACTCACCTATTGCACATGACCTACAATACAAATGTGGATTCATGTCTCAGATTCATGTTAAACTAAGTGCAAGAAATACTGAACTTCCTTTGTCTGATCCTACTTTGAATTTCCTTATTCTAGATCAACCTAAATATGGAAAATTAATTGGTTCCGGTATGGATTTTACTTATATTCCTAATCCCCAATTCTTAGACTCCCCTGCAGATACCACGGTTAATCCAGCTGCGGCTAAAGCAGGTAACCGAGAGGTATTGAGGTATATCGCCCGAAACATAAAAGCAAACTCCACAGAAGCCACAGTAACAATTGACTTAATCTAGGTCTAGATCCAGATCCAGCAGAGGACTCAACTATGTACTATAAAGATATAAGCTCTTACTATGGTGTAGTGGAAAACGTACCACTTCTAAGTGACGATGATTCTGCGATACTGAATGGTTTTATAAATTTGGTAAATACTTTGAAGGATAGTGACGGAATCTCAGAACGTCCTTTCAGACCCAATCTTGGATCAAAGTTGATGCAACTTCTTCAAGATCCGATAGATGATATTACTTCATTTCAAATTAAACTTGAACTTATTGCCTTAGGTTCTCAGATGTCACGGGCAGTATTGTTAAACGCAGAAACTTTGGTAACACCGAATGTTTCAGAGGAATGTTTTGAAGTGCAAGCGGTATTGCGAAATAATATTACAGGTGAAAAAATTACAGGATTTTTTAACCTGACTCAATCTTAGCCGACCCAGGAGTACCACTATGAGTAGCGATCAGTTGTTAGATTTATCAAATACGAAACCTGATTTTGAGTCGTATGTTCAGAAGCTTCAAGAGAACCTCATCAATAGAGGTTCTTGGACAGACATTTATCCTGAAGCTACTGGTGAAACTTTAATTCACTATAACGCTGCGGTGGGAACAGTAGATCAGTGGGCAATTGAAAAAGGATTTAAAGAAGCTTTCATTACTACCGCTTCCAATGACTCCTCAATTTATGCGTGTACTCGAATGCTCGGTGTTAGAATAAGCAGGAAGATTCCTGGAATTCAAAAATGTTATCTCACTCGAGTAAACAAAGTAAACATGCCGATTCAAGGTTCTTTGGTAGTGGGAGAGTACAGTCAGTTTTATGTTAATGACGCTATACCATTTTTCAATCGGGTTCTCCTCAACTTTGTTGACACCGCAAACGAACTAAACAATATTCAACTTTGCCAGGGTCTTGTTTTGACCAAGACGTTCGTTAGTGACGGTTCACAGTTTATCCAAATTGTTTTGCCTTCATTGAGTCCCTTCTCTATATCAGATATTGACCTTAAAGTAATGGTTAATGGTGAACTGTGGGAAACAATCTACGATGGACTCTGGAGATACGGACTCTCCTCAAAGGTAGTATCTGATTCTACCTTAGGAAACGGTGACGTTATCCTCCAATTTGGAAACGGAGTAAACGGGGTAATACCACCAGCTGGTGCAGAGATCATTATTACTTATGTAGAAACTCTTGGTTCTAAACAGTCACTGATCGCTAATCTAAGTCCAGTATCTTCTGCAATTACACTTGATGGATTTCTTCTTGAAGGTGCAATCGTAAAAGACAACTCTGTAAACCTCGTAGACATAAATATAGGTAGCTGTGAAGTAAGCCTAACCAGTTTGACTGATTCCATGGTGAAGGCATTTCTTCCATTGGGTTACAGTTGGAACATCTCAACAATGGGACTTCAACTTGATGGCAATCCAGGACTGGGATTAATTGTAGGCGTGTCTGGTCGTGAAGCAACGGTCTCTATTGTATCTGCATTTAGTACAAAGGTTCTTCCTGCAGGTACTTGGACATTGTCTATACCGTCTACTGGTTATGATGAGAAAACAAGTTTGTATTATAAAACAATTGCACCTAGTTTGAAACGAGCAGGAAACAGGGCAGTAACGCCCACTGACCACTCTTCAATATTTCTATCCTACCCGGGTGTGTCCGATGTACTTGTCCGAACAGAGAAAGATTTATATTATAAGCAAACAATTGCAAAGAGTCCGGGAACGATTGCTAA